CCAGAGGCGAGCCCAGTTCTGATGAGCCCTTGCACGCGAAGATATACCGGCCCTGGCGGCGCCTGACGAAGTTATAGACCGGCTTCGCAAACGCCTTAGCGTCATGTTGACCACCAGAATCAATAAGAGTGCAACCGATCCTAAGTGCCACGCCACACGGATGCGCGAAGGTTCCAGATAGAATGCCGTCAAGCTGATTCCAGGCATCAGCCAAATGAGGATTGCCAAAAATCTTTCCGGTTTTGATGCCATAAAGTTCCTCACCTATTGCCCAACCTTGAATTTCATACTCTAACCTGTCCGCCTGTGTGTCCACGGACGCCGTTAAATACACAACTGGATCCGGGATCTCTGTAGGGTAATCCTCGAGGCGAAGCATTAAGGCTTCGTGGTCTGGACGATCCTCGAGTTTAATCTTCCATGTCTCACAAAGGCCCGTGTTGACGATGACTTTCAGCGATTGTTCGCCTTTCTTCTTACCGCGTTCCCATTCCTCAGCCATTTGGTGAAGCCGGTTCTTGTAACCCTTCTTTGCCGGCCACGGACAGTAAATCCAGTTGAGATGAAAGCCGCGGATGCCGGTGAACGGCGCTGTGGCTTGCCATCGTCCGTTGAAATACATGGCCAGGCGTTGCGTGTCGTCAATAGACTTCGCGCAGGACGCGCAGACAATGAACGCCTCGGCTGGCTTGTCCTTAGGCCACTCGACGAAGTAGGACGGTCCAGTCTTGACGGCTGATTCCTGCGACCATTTGAACAAACCATGCACGCCGCAATGCGGACATGGAACAAACCAGAACCGTTGATCGCTCATCTGGAACCAGGACCAGATCCGAGAACTGCCTTCAATGGTTGGCGTCGAACTGACAGCCTGGACGGCGGTAGGGTAGGACTCGCCGCGCTTCCAAAGAAGGTCCACGGCGTCGCCTTCGTCGCCTACCGAGTCTTCGTAACTGTCAATTTCATCAGCCAGCAACAGTTCGCCAGTTGCACCGCGAAGGCTGCTGGTTGAGTTGGCACCAACGAGGAAGATCGATCCACCTGTGTATTCCTTCACCAGGATCGTATTGCCTGAGTCACGACTTCTGGAGTTCGGGACCAGTGCGTCGAGAACTGGCGTGGACCGGATCATCGGCATTAGCTTCTTTTTGGAATACTTCTCAGAAGAGTCGACCGTCGGATACATAACAACCGCGTTTCCTGAGCGGTAGTCCATGAAGTAGCCAAGGACGTTGTTGAAGATCTCCGTCTTACCGAACACCTGAGACGCACCGATCATCACGGTCGTCTGGACTTCCGGATCTGTGAAGGATTCCATCACGCCGCGCTGGTGCGGTGCGTCGGATGATGAGTAGCGCGTGGCGCCGTGGCGCGACTTGGCCGAGACGCCGCGCGCCAGGTAGCGGACGGAGTCGGCCCATTGCCAGATGTTGAGCTTCGGACGTGGTCGCGTGATGCGCGCGAACCTGGCAAGGACTGTCGCGAATGGTGTCAAGTCGCTCCTGTTCCCGATTTAGGCGCCGTCCAGACTAATGCCGCTTTGAATGACTCAAACCGATAAACCGCATACTCGGCTTTGCGAATGACGGTAACATCATCATCTGAAGCCAATCCGCCGCGTCGCGTCGCCTCCGCCAATTCCTCAGCGATGTTCAAAAGCTCTCTGAATTTATCCGGGTTCATGCAATTTCGTCACCGCGGTTAGTATTTCGTTTTGCTCGTCCTCGGTCATCTTGCTCGATTTCACGATGCGGACAAGGTTCGTGAAGATCGGTTCGTAACGTTTGGCGAAGTCTTCCAGGTCGATTAACTCGCCTTCCTTGCGGCGTAGCTCGAGTTCGTTTAATGCGGACTTGGATCGGAGTTCGCGGATGCGTTCGGATTCCAAGTCGTTGTAAATCGCCTGGATGATTTGCTTTGTCGAATAAGTTCCGTCCGTGTCTGGATCTATACTGCCTTGCTTAAGCCTGCCGGCAAGAGTGCGAGGGTTTATGCCAATCTCATAGCACGCCATTTCAACGGTCCACTTGAGTCTAGCCTTTGGCTTCCTTGCCATGTCATGAAGCGCGGAATCGGATCGCGTTGAACTCCTCCGGCGTCATCTCGTCGGGAATGCTGTCGCCCTTGCTGATGTTGTCCCGCGCCCACATCGGCCGCAGGTTGGAACAATGGAAGCAGCGCGCGCGCTCGGCTTGGATACTCAGATCGAAAAGCGAGCATGGTACCTTGTGATCGATATGCCAGTCACCCATGTTCGACCAAGACATTCCGTCCGTGAATTGTTGCTCGACGTGTTTGGTCAATTCTTCACGCGAGCATCCGACCAGCTCGAGCATGGTGTTTGAGTGGCCACCTTTAAGGAATGTTCGCAGGCGGCGGCGCAGTCGGACTAGAAGGACGAAGCCGGGATCGGTTTGGTATCGCTGCCGGAATCGGTTGCGAGCGATTTCCTTTTGAGCATCACTCCTTCCAATGAAGAACGATTCAGAAGCTTTTAGAAATCGCCGAATAAACCTCTCAGATTTTGCGGCCAATTTGGCCTCAGCTCGCTGCTTTCGAAGATCCTCACAAATGCGCTTGCGGCCAAAGACGGGAACTGGAACCAATCCAGACACCGATCGGCGACCCACCGCCTTCTGGCTCGACCTAAATCCGAGCGACCTGTAGAGCCGAGCCGCATTGCCGTGCGTCAATCCAAGCCTGCGCATGGCGAACTTGAATCCAAACCCAAGACCGCCCAGGCACTGAGCGCACGGCTGGACTTTTTGCATTGCCGTCGGTTTTTCCATCTCGATTCGACTGCGAGTTTCGCTGATTCCTGCTTCGTCATAATTGCATATTACTAGGAATTCTGTAACTGCTTAAGCTTCAACAGCATGGCACCCTTCGAACAGGAGGAGTGTAAAAGGACCCGACACTTTTCAACAGACTGTAAAGAATCCAGACAGGTGGCTGCATCAAGCACTTACGCATCACGTCTCAGCCTCCCATCCACCCACTCAATCACAAGCAATGGCACGAAGATCAGCACGAAGAACAGCAGCGAACCAACGAGCCAGTGCGACTCATAGCAATCAGCCATGCGTTCACAACAAGCCTCGGCCCAGTACCATTCCCAGTTCATACCGTCCACCCACACTTTCTACATACCCTCATGGTGATGCCATACTCCCTCGTGGGGTAGTGATGCCTATCATGGAACATGGCACACCACACCTTGAGGATGATGAACCTCATAGGGGTTTTAGCTTTAGCCCTATGCATAGGTTGAGGTCCACTGACTGAACCCTGAACGGGAAGAACGTGCAGTCCTGCACGGTGAAGTATGGATCTAGCTCCTCCATGATCTCCTTTGGTTTATTGATGTGCTCCCTCTCTATGAACCAATCATAGCTCTGACCATAGAGCTTCTCGAACATGCGCCTAGATGAGACATCCCTAGCCATGCGATAGAGCACGCCACCCTCGCATGGGATGACCACGTAGAATGTCCCTGTGGGTTTAATCACTCGCCTCATCTCCTTTATGCACTCAGGAAGATTAGGCAAGTGCTCCAGGACATGAATCGCCATGATGCGGTCGAAGCGTTCCTGATACAGTGGAAGCCTCTGCTGGCAGTCACCCACTAGCACGTAGACCTCAGGATGCCGCGCTTTGATTACGTCAGCCATTCCATCGAGCATCTCTACAGCGACGTAATTGCACTTTTGGACCTGGCTTAGTTGATCGGACTCATAATCCAATTGCCCCCCAATCCCGGCGCCTATCTCGAGCGTCGAGACGAATGCATCGCCATGCTTCATGGGATAGCCATGATTAAACCGCTCAAGCATTTGGTATTTGCCTGGAATGTGCTCATGCCATCGCTTCATGAAGTCGTTAGCGATGTGCCTTTGCTCTGGCGTCAAAGGGGGAATGTATTTTGGCCACTTGCTCATATATTCATCGGTCATCCAGTCCGTGCTGTTTAGACCTCAGATAAAGCCGGGTCATTGTCCATAGCCATGTCGGTGGGTCTCGCCATATCCTCACCTTCTTGCCCTGGTCGAAGCAGCGCGATTTATAGCTCACTGGTATCTCAAGCGGTTTGTAACCCCTCTTTAGGAGAGTGATGACCAGCTCGAAATCGAAGTCAAAGCGGTTGCATTTAAACTCGGCGCCACTGATGCATGAGCGTCTGAATACTTTGAACATGGTAAACGGGTCACTCATTGACCCACCGAAAAGCCTATTCACTGCGAAGGTGAACAGTTTATGCCCAACGTTCATTAACCATGCCTTGAGCGGTGCGCTTGTGAATGAGCGCATACCTCCGGCCCCATACCTACTACCAAGGACGAAGTCGGCTTTATCGTCTAGAATTGGTTGCAGCAGCCTTGGGTAGTCACCGATTGAGTATTCAAGGTCGGCATCCTGAATCATGATAATGTCGCCACCTGACGATTCAATGCCTCGACGGACGGCTGCACCTTTACCGTTGGCCTTGTCTTCGTATTGAATCTGAACTTGGCCGCGGTATCCGGCGACAACCTTAGCAGTGCCATCAGTGGACGGACTAACGACCACGACGATATTAAACCTCACGCCTTCAACAACGACAGCCAGCAACTCATCTAGAACTTTGCCGACGGTTGATGCCTCGTTGTAAACAGGCACTATGACGGAAACGACGGTAGTCACCGGCCACCCCTTCCAAATGGCAGGCCCTTTTCGCTGCGGACAAACTGGAGGTATTGCGAGCTTTCAACAAACTCTTGAGCAGTGAGTTTGCCACCGTATTCCAGCGGATTCTTCATCACATGTTGCCAACCCGTGAAATGGCATGACTCGAGCGTATTGTAGGAATGTGGCCATCTGACTGGCGGCGTTTTGTGAGCAGCAACTTGATTGAGCGCATCCCGCATGTGTGGAGCGCCTGAGATAAAGCCAACCAAATGACCACGCTTGAATGCGTTGACATGGCTGGACAGTCCGAACGCATTGCCAGCGACCATTGCGAGCAGGCACCACCGTGCGACGCTAGGCCGAACCTTGAGTAGACAGAACGCCAGGATGAGCCACAGAGCTGTTGTCGATATGATATGGTAGTAAATCGAAGGCAGGCAATCAGGCCACAGCATGACGCTCGATGCTCTGAGCATGACGCAATTGAAGGTCGCTATGAGCGCCACGACCAGGACGGGAAGCCATTTGCGACCACACAGCCACCCTGCGGCGATGATGGCCACGGCTGCCACGGCATAAGGGACGTTGCCGATTAGTAGGCGCACATTGGATAGCGCGATAGTGAAACCGCCTGGAAGCTCGGCCAATGACGCCAGGCCAGCCTTGATGAACCCGGCGCCCTTATTGGCACCAGCCACATGCATTGGGTTGCTCGAGATGTTGACGCTGGCGAATGGGGTGAACTGTTGGATGAGCCATGGACCAGTGAAAAGATAGTGGAACGTGTGACAAGACACAGCAACGGCAATAGCCGAGCAGATAACCCACCGAAGCCCGCTGGGGTTAATTATAAGCGCGAAGAGACCAATGCAGCACGAGGCGAACAATCCCTGGCGGTCTGACCATGTGAGCAGGAAAGATCCGATGGCTGTCACTATCCACATGGCCGACCTGCTCATGTGTAGCGGCCTATAGTAGATGAATAGCACTAGAGCGGTCATCAGGAAGGCGGCTAATGTATGGCCGGACCGCATAAACCCCCCGGACATGAAGATAGGTGGCGCCGTCCAGAACACACAGAGCAGTAGGCACGACGTGATTCTATCCAACCCAACCACCTTAGCCATCACCCAGAACATTACACTGATGGCACCGAGCATGAGGTAGTTGGATAGCGACAGGAAGTGTGCGTAGCCGTTCATTACGCAGGCGTGGATGAATCTGGCGTCTATATGGTCGGCAATGAATGAGATCTCGCGTGCCATGTAGTGCTCGGCGTCGTGCCTATGCGGACAGATAACCTTTGAAAGCAAGGACCGCTCAGAACTGTTATGGTCAATTAGGAACCAGTCCGCTTCACCATTAAGCAGGAATCCGCCACCATTGACCCACACTGACGCAGCGACAAAGCTACAGACTAGGCCGATGACTAGCGTGTAGTCTTTCCACCCTAGCTTAAGGTCTGCCAGGAACTTAACGACGTTGGCGATAATGAACATGGTTAGCATTTACGGAATACTGCTTTAACCCGCAGAACAATCTCGATTATTCCACAAGCTACAAATCCGATCGCCGTGGCCAGCACCATTCCACACAGGACAGCGATGATCATGAGCCAATCATAGATGTAGAGAATGGCTTTGATCATGGCTTCTGCTTCACGATGCAGTTCTGACAGATGGTGAGGCTTGTAACCCCGTGCCTGAGTTCCTTCCGAATCTTCGCATACGTCGGATCTCGCCACAGCGTCAGGATCGGATACGCCTTCAGGTTCCCGTATTTGTGCGCGCGGTGATAGTCATTGCAGCAAAGCAGGAAGTTGCCTTCGATATCTATGTGCTGGCATGACGTTGGCGCAACACAATCGTCCACTTGATACTCTTTCTCTACCTTAACGAGCCCCGCCCGCGTCATGAGTCCTTGCCTGTCCTGAACGGCCATCAAGTCCGTTACCGTTATGACGCCGGGGAACCATTCCTGAAGCAAAGCCATTCGGTCATCCCATCCCGGCTTAACTGGTGGATGCCGGCTTACCCAAAACGAGACCACGCCGGCTTCAATCAGCGCCTTGGCAAGATCGTGCGTCAGTGGATCCCCGTTGGTGAGTATCCGCGGCATACACCACGGAACAACTTCCTTGGCTCGTCTGACTAGTCCGACGATGTCCGGATGCAGCAAAGGCTCGTTGTAGAAGATGAAGTCTAGAACACCGTTCCATTTAATCTCTCGCAGTCGCTTCAGGATGGTGTGATACAGACCGATGTCGATGTGTTCCCTTGGCGTCTCATGAATCGAGTTCGGACAATAGGAACAGGTCCGGTTGCAGAACTTTGAAATCTCAATAGAGAACGAGCGTGGGAAATGTGGGTCGCCGTAGCGAACTAGTCCGTTCCATTTCTGCCACGTCCTGGCTATGGCCGGGAATGCGCCAGGTAATGCGCGCCGCAGTGTTTTAACAATCAGAGCTTTCATAGTAGACCTATCTGGCGAGCACATGGCTCGCAAAGGTGTTTTAAGATTCCGCCTTCTGTCTTTCCTGAGACTCGCCTAGAGGCTGGCGCGAGTAGCCCGCAACTGTTACACCTGAATGCTAGTTCCATTAGCTTTCTATCCGGCCAACCCCTGGGCCACGCCTTGAAATAGTTGTTGTTTATCGTGTTCTCGAACGCCGCGAAGAAAAGGATGAGTATGGTCAGTGGGAATAGTGCAACCGCACAGATCCCTAAGCACGCCACCATCAAAACCTCTACGGACTCACTAGCCCAATACCAGAGCAAAGCTTTATATCTGGCGTATGTCGTCACTTGATTAATCCCTTGACCAATTCAACGGCGGCAAACAGAACCCACGTAACAGCCCAGACAATCACAGAAACCACAGGCGAAACACCGGCTAGCAGTAAACTCACGGCCATTTTCATACTTACATCATCCCCCTCTCCCCCACCGTCAACACCCCGGCAATCATCCCCCTCAACCTCTTGCTCCCCCTACCTCCCAGCACCCGATGCACATTCCATGGCTGCAACCCGAGCTTGGCCGCAATCCCCGGGACGGTCTCGCCCCGGTCGTAGATGCTCGCATAAAGCGCCCGGCGTTCGGGGTTGCACCGCTTCAGCATCTCTTCCCTCGACAGTCCGTGACGGTCCACGCAGACTAAGTGCGACAGGTCTTCCGTTATCGGTGGCGGCGTTATCCGCTTTCGGACCTCGTAGTCGGCCCCGGACTCACGACGTTGGACGGTTGCGCGCTCCTCTGACTCGTAGCCGAAGCCGTTGCCGAGCGCGCCGCGGTCGATGCCGAGTTCGGCACAGCGGGTTTCGTAAGTGGCTATGGTCATATTTGATACTCCGGCTCAGGGTCTAAAAGGTCGTATTTGCCGCACTTGCATTGCATCTCCTTGATTAAAAAAAACGTCATGTCGCGAATGTGATAAAAGCTCTCTTGATTGAGAAACAACTGTGCTGTGAACGCAAATATCTCAGCCCATGTCCGGCTTCTCAAAAGCGGGAACTCCTTTCGCCACATACCGAGCTTGCCTGCGATGATGCAATAATTGTCCGTCGCGACCTGCCATTCTGGGCTCCCTTTCGTGTGCCTTTTAATCTCGATCTTCCACCTTGCCGCCTCTGTTTCAAGATTGTCCTGTATTGACTTGATTGTTCTGCGCTGGAACTCCAGCACTCTCGCGGATTTCGGCAGCACTTCGGTCCAGCCGGACGCCCGGCCTGTGAGTGAGTGCATTCCGGTTCGACGACGGAAATGCAGAGAGTCGAGTGCGCCTTTATTCATCAGTCGTGTTTCGGTTGCGCATTCCTTCGCATGATGATTGAACACGCCTTCGAGATGATGGCGAACACGCCCCAGCCAACGACGACTGCGCCTGCGCCGATGGCGAGGATTGGAAGGAATGACTGTGCGGCCAGTTCCGTTAGTTCGTGAGTGGTTAGGTAGAATGTGGCGATGGTTGTCATATGTTCGTGGTTGTTGGTGTCTCGGTCCATTTGCCGATGGTGCGAAGCAAAGCTTCGGCACGTTGGGCGGCGGTGGCGGTTAAAACATAGAACCACACGTCTGGATCTTGCCCCGTGGCGTCTACTGATTCGCAGAGGCGGCTTTCGTATTTGGCGAACGATTCAATTGTTAGCCGACGCTCTGCCTCATGCATGGCGTTGAGGTCGGTTAGGTAGTCTGGGACCGCTCTTAGATACTTTCCGTCGATGAAACCGCAAAGGACTGGATAGCCAACGATTTCTGTATCGGTGTGAATTTCTGTCAATCCACAATACTCCGCAATGGCGATGCGCTGTTGTTCTTTATTCATACCGTCGGATACGCCTCCACCAGCCGTTCAATCCGCAGCGCGCATTCCTCCAGCGTCAGCGCGCTTGCCTCGGTCAGCGGGTTTACCGTGCCGAACGCCTCGCGGTCCTTGCGGCGGCATTCCTCGGCGGATAGGCGCCAGGTTGAGGCTTGAGAGAGGAGTTGTGTGTCTGTCATTTGATGAATATCACGCCGGAATTTGTCCAATTCACAGCATCCACAGCGCGCCACCTATTCGTTGAATCCGGGTCCACCTTTCGCCATTCCTGCGCGAGAGCAAACCGCTGCTCGGTCTTCCATTTGAACTCTCGCATCATCTCCTGCGTGAAAGTTTGGCCTCGGTATTCCCATTGCAACAGGTGAGCCTCGTAGACGCTTTGAGTCTCGGTCTTCTCTGTTGCGTCCGTCAGTTTGCGTCCGTTGCGCGTCCCGTAGTAAACCGCATGGAATGGATTCGAGCCTTCCGGTGGACCGTTGGGGATCTGCTCAAAGACGGCATTATCAGTCGTGACTGTATTCGTGACGAGCATCACGATTATTTTTGCCAGTATGTTTGTCATTGTTTTGTCCTCTCACAATTGGCCGCGTTGTCGTCGCGGCAGGGGTTGCAGGGTTGGCGGGATTGAATCTCTAGTCGCTCAACTTTGAACTGAAGCCACGTAATCCACGCTGTCACCAACGCCATCCATCCAGCGATGATGAAAAGACCAATAAAGAGATCGGTTGCGATCATACCAGTTCCTTTTGCCTGTCCGCATTCTCCCGCGCGCGTCGATGGTTCTTCTCTTCCATCCGCAGCGCGATCCTCGTCTTGTCTGGATGCTCCAGCAGCATCTCGACGAGTTCATAGGACCACGCACCCGTAGTCGTCCATCGCTTGCAAAGGATGCGGTTAAACTCCTGTGTGAGCCTGGTCAGCTGCTCGCCAAGCGCGGCCTTAACCTCACCCGCCGACTTAGAGCGCATTGCGAGGACGTATTGGCCGCAGATGTAGGCGATCGCGTCGTCAATTCGCCGATACGCCTCCAGGTATTTCCCGCAGCGATTACAAACGATGATGGCGAGCCATTTCTCGACGGCCAGTGGTGGGCACTCCGGGTCCTGCTCGAGCACAAGTGGCGCTTTGCAGCGCGTGCAGTGCGCGGCGTGCTTGATCTTGGGTTTTGGTTCTTCAGTCACGTTCGATTTCCTCCTGGCTTACGCGAACTCCGTTAATCGCCCTTATGGCCGCATCCGCCGCAGTCTGCACCGGCTTCCTGCCCCCGCGTTTCTCTCGCGTGTCGAGTATCCGCTGCAACATGGCCGGCCTCCAGTCGCCGACGGTTCGCCGGCCCCATGTCCAGTTCCCGAGCGCGTCCTGGCTGGCTTCGAACAGCCGGTAAGACTCCCGGACCTCGCCGGCCGCAATGCGCTCGTCCGTGGTTGCCGACAGGAACGAGAACCACGCCAGCGCCGAGGCTTCGGTCGGCTTGTTGGTGCCTGGAATGCCTTCGAGTTTCGGCGGCTTCGGTCCGGCCGCTACCCGCGGCCGCGGCTTGTCCGGCTCCCCGTCCCCGCCGAATGCTTCAGCGATCGGTGTGGGTGTCGGCGAAGCCGTGGCGACCTGCGCCTCGGGTGTTTCACCGGTGTCCGCTGCGCCCTCCCTCTCCCTTCCTTTCCCTTCCTTTCCCTTCCTTCCTTCCTGGGCACCCGGATGCTTCTCGGTTGTTTCCCCAGTGTTTCCCAGTTGTTTCCCTGGCAGTTTTGACTCTGCTTCAGCTTCCTTCCCGGTGATTCTCTGGTGTTTCTCAAATGTTACAATCTGAATGACTTGCACGCCTTCCGAAGTGTATCGTTCGATGAATCCACCAGCGCGGAGCGAGTTCAAAAGATCGTCCACGTCCACTTCATCGTAGGGCAGGACGCTCACTTTGATGCGCCTTGGGCGATCCTCGAGGCGCCCGCGGCGATCGGCCATGTTCCAGAGTCCGATGAAAAGAAGGCGGGCAAGCGGCGAAAGAGATGCGACTTCCTCGTTGGTCCAGAACTCCGGTTTGATGGTTCGGATTCTCATGAAAACAGATCCGCCTTGAGGCATGCCGGCGAGAACCAGACGCGCTCACGCTTGGCGTTCGCGCGCCCTTGTCCGTTGGATTGGCTGCCGTAGCCGCCTCGCGCCTTCCACGGGACGCACTCCCAATCGGCCGGCATTTGGTGTTCGCCTTCGTAACCGCAGAGCGCGATTCGCAGGAGCGAGTTGCTGCCGTTCTCTACGGCCCAGGCGCGGACGGCATTGGAAACCCCGCCGCCAGCCGAGTAATCAACGGAATGCTCGTCGTCCGAATACGGCGGGTCGAGCAAGACTGCCGTCGTGCCGTGCTTTAGCGTCACGGACTCACCGAGAACCCGATCCCATTCACCGCAGGCCACGCGCACGCGCCGAAGGCGGTCCTGAAGGCCACCGAAATACTCGGTGAGAGCGTTAACCCTCCCGGCGTCCCCGAGATGCGGGACTTTTTCCGGTGGATTCCCATCCCGGCGCTCCCGGCACCAGCCGGAACCAATCCAAGAACATAGGCCCCAGACCCACCAGCCGGCCACCTTGGCGTCAAAGAACTCGGGATCGGCCTTCATCCGGTCCCGGAAGTCTGATTGCGCTACAAGCCAGCGGTGACGCGCCAGAAGGTCCGCCTCATTCACGGGGAGGTCACAGAAGGACGCGACGGCTTCAGCATCGGCTGAAACCGCCCGCCAGAAGTTCGCGAGGTAACAGTCAAGGTCATTGACCGTCTCGGTTCGCGGATCGTGCGGACGCGCCAGAAGGACGGCCAGAGAACCAGCGAACGGCTCGACGTAGTTCGGCACGTCTCCGAAACGGGACCAGATGAGGTCGGCCGCGCGGGACTTGCCGCCGAACCATGGGAATGGGGCTTTGAGGGTCTCGTTCACGCCGCCACCCCCTTCTTCGTCAACTGGTCCGCATACCACGCCACCGCCAGCGCGCTCCAGGCGTGCCCGCTGATGCCGTAGGTCGGCCCTGGTGCCTTCTTTGTCCCCGGCGCACCGAGCTTGTCTATGAGCGCCTGGCGGACGTTGGCGTCCTTCGCTCGTGCGCTGCCGCACAGTTCCAGCTTCACGTCCTTGCGGTAAACGCGGATGACGGGAATCCCGCGTCGGTGGCAAGCCTCGATGATTTGACCGATGAAATAGCAGGTCTCGAAGACTTCCTTGCCGACGGGCATCCCGTAGCAAGCGATCATCTCGATAGCGACGGCATCGTAGCGGAATGAGGTTTCGATTCGGCCAATAAGCCGGCGGGATGAGTTCAGTTCGTTGCCGGTTGAGGGGCTAGCGCAGGTGAACCACGTCAGCCATTGGCTAGACTCCGGCCCTGGATCGATGGCGAGGATCATACGCGTTTAAACTCCAGCACCCACGCCCACGGGTTAACTTCCCAACCGAAGCCTCGCTTGGCGTTGATGGAGTCCCAAAGCTCAGCGTATCCGATCCTGTAACGCCCGTCGTCTGGAGCGAACGGCTCAACGCCCTCCGCTTTCGCATCATCCTCGCTGATGTCCTGCACGCGCTCCACGCGCACTCCGGTAATTTCGAGCGTGAGGCGCGAGGCGTGGCGCGGCATGAAGATGGATGGTCGCCAGAGATGTGAATGGACTTTGCACTTCTCATTGTGCCCGGTTGCCTTGTAGCAAATGCCAAACTCGCCTACCGGGTCTTCTTGCCAAGTCTCGCGCACCCAAAGTTTCGACCCCCTTTGGCCATGCGGACATTTTAGCAGCACGGAATTGCCGACCCAATCACGACCCGCAAAACGCATGTCCTCGCCGGCCACTCCGCACGCGCCGAGGCAATCCAACCCGGTGCATTTTATCACGCGGCGAGTTTGAGTTTTCCGGCCGGCGAGAATCGCCCGGACCATTTCGCCCGAAAACAAGATCGGCCTTTCAGTCATACGCTAATCGCCTCCCTCGTATTTCTCCACGAGTGTGTGAATCAACTTATTCAGCAGCGCGCACATGCAGCCGTTACAGATGTCCGCGCTCGACACCCGATCGCTTGAAAGGCCGATGCTGCCGCACGGCGACGGCTTTTCCACCAATTCAAAGACCGTGCTCAACCGGAAGCTTTTACGGTCATCGATCTTGGTTTCCGCGTCAGTGCGCGTCGATGTGACTGGCCCGCCGCAATCGTCGCAGAAGTGCTTAGTCATACGCTAATCGCCTCCCGCGCCGTCGGCACGCGCGCTTGAAGCTTCAACGCTCTTTCCATCCCGCTAGTAACCATCCATGCATCTGGCTCAATCAGCGTCCATCCAGGCATTATTCCGGCCTTCACTTCGTCGTAGCCTGGCCATTCATTATTCTTCAGACACCAGGCATAGCGCACCAACGCCTCGCGGTAGGCCGCTCGTCCAACGTCCACGAATGGCGACGAGATGACACGCCGGCCAATCTCGTAAGGCGGTTGGGATTCCTGAACCAGATGCAGCCAATCCGTTCGGTCTTCGCCTGTCGCCGCGCGGTAAAGGTCGAGATAGAACGCGGCCTGGATGTGCCAACCCCATTTCGCAACGGTTCGTGGCCATGCCTCCGGCGATGCGTCGCTGCACGTCTTCAAGTCCGCGAGACACTTACCGAACCGACCTTCGGCATCCGGCACGATGTCTAGAAGTGCGCGCAGTGGAACAGAAAGGCCGGTTTCCTCGTCCTTATACATGCCGAGGATGTGGACTTGGGTCCGCGCATTCTCCAGCAGGCACGAGGCGTCGTAATCATTGCGGAGAATCTCGACAGCAGCGTTGACCGATTCGACTTCATGCCGCTTGACCGGAATTTGGCCATTGCGCTCGATGTCAGCCTTTGTCTGTTTACAGACGGTGGAATTGCCGTTCCATGGTTTGACGTTCCCCTTTTCGTCCTCGTAGGTCTCTGGCAGTGTCGCGTAAAGGTGTCCGAACTGGCCGAATAGCGCGGCATCGACCATCGATCCCCATTCGGTCGATTCCGATCCGCCGTCACGGTATCCGACCCGCCATCGGTGCGGGCAATTGGCGAACTCGCCAAGGTCTGAACGGCTCATGACATAGCCGGCTTCCCCGCGCACGGGTGGACGGCCAGCGTCCAGCATTGCGGGTTGCCGGAAATATTCCGACGGCAGGACGTTCGATGCGACGATTCGAGCGGTAATCACTTTGTGCCTCCAAGTTTCGAGACAATCGCCTTGAGTTGAATCAGGCTGGCGGTCTCAAGGTTTACATCGGTTTCCATCAGCATCTCATCCCAGAGGTATTGCTGGACCTTCTTACCGTCGCCGGAGCACTTGTCCTTCAGGCGTTCCCAGATGGTTTTCTTCACGGCGCGGATGGCCGCCGCGTCATCAGTTCCACCGCACCACTCGGCGATCTTCCGGCCGTGTTCGACATTGATCGGCCCTTCCTCTGGAAAGCACTGCCGCAGGTTTGGATGGCTGCACTTCGTCAGGATGATCGAATGGTTCGGCAGGATCTCAGCGTGGGCCGTCGCCTCAAAGATGAAATCCTCGGCCTGAATCGGCGAGGTCTTGTCGTCCTTCACGATAACCGTTTTGCCGTTGCTGTCCTTGGTCTGCCGTGTTTTGTATTTGGCGCGAAGGCAGACGATGATAGGCACCTTGACCCGTAGAAGCTTCGACACAAAAAGCGCGTGGTCGAACTTCGGTTGCTTCCAGTTGTGGAGCCCAGGGCGTTTCGATTCCTCCTCGCGAGATGCCGCCATGTCCAGCACGCCGCCTTGGCCTTCCCATTCGTGCGACCCGCTGTCAACGACAACGACGGCCGCGGATTGCTCCGCGTAATCAATCGCCGCAATGTATCGGTCTGGTGTGAATGGCGCATCCAACCGCAGGACATCGTATCCGCCGATCTCCGGGATGTCGGCATACAGTTCGCCGCGCCCTGATTCCGTATCAATCATCACGATTTTGCCAGCGGGACCGGCGATTCCGCGAGCCATCAGCAGGCTGGAAAACGTCTTGCCGCAACCGCTCTCGGAATAGAGCGCGATCAACGGGACGATCCCTTTGCGCGTCGCTGGTCTGATTTGAAACTCAGTCATTGGTCTTTCGTGTTGTAGGTCTGTCAAAATTCAAAAGCCATCCATGGCAACCGATCCTGTGAAAGTGGACACGCCCGGACTCGAACCGGGTTGCGATAGACGGAATGGGCTACACTCCGGTCGCTGCAAAAAGCGAGGTCGCCTAGGAACCTCAACATTCCACAATGGATTCCTACCACTAACGTGCCCGCAATTCACCGACGGCCGGCTCGTGTCCGAGCTTTGGGGCAGACTTCCAAGCCGGCCGTCGTCGCCCGTCACAAGAGGGGCAAAATGTTTAGGGGTCATACCCCACACATCCCTTCGCACTCATCCCTGAAATTCTCCTCCCACCAAGCGCCCTGGCCTCGCTCTACGTCGGTCGAGAAATCGATCTCGCCGAGAGGGACACAGGAGCGGTGAAGGAACGGGACTGCGCGGAAGTTTTTGCTTTGAGCCTTCGCTGACTGAAGCGCCTTCTCAAAATCAACCGCCTTGATGAACTCTTCCGGTTCCTCCGTTTTCAACCGTCGCCATTCCGTGTTGGAATGGAATGGGCAGTAGACGCACGCACTTCGTGGGGGTTCTGGATAGCCGTGTTTCTTCATCCAGCGCAAACAATCATCCCGCCTCATTCGCAGTTCCACGAGAGGCCAGCGAGATTCAGCCCACTTTTCTCGCGCTGTCTTCATCCTCACGATCTCGTCCAGAGAAATGCCAATCCACTGAATCAATCTGACATCCTTACAACGCGAGAGTGGTGCCAAACCTGCCAGCCGCTTGCCCTCTTTCATCAAGGGCGCAACCTTGAAGTCATGAGTGCATTGCCGGCCGACCTTCTTTCCCAGTGCTCCGTCCGGTGCGAGCGTGTAGATCGGAAGGTCTGTTTTGCAATAAAGGCCACCAGTCTTCGCCGTTCGCAGTTTTAGGGCCCGCTCCGAAAGCTTTCCGATCGTCACCCGATGCACCGGAAACGGCAATTGCTTCTCAAGCCAATCCAGCCACTTGTAGACGCTGGCCGGCTCGTCCTGCGTATCGGCAAAGATGGCGCCGATTGGCATCGGCGTTATCTCGCCGTGCTTGGCCATGAGTGCCATCGTGGACGATTGGACGCCTGCGCCGAGGCTGATGATATGGACGGGTTTACTCATCTCGTCTCCTCCGCCAATTGTTCCTCAATATTCGCCAGCGTCGCACGAATCACGGCGAGCCTGTCATGTGCGGAAACAAACCTGACCGCGGCGATCTGCTCAAGGCACGCCTGCTCTTCATCCCATAATGACTCTCGCAGCCACCGCGCATCCTCTGGACTCATGACTAGGATCACCGAGTCTCTAGCCGCGCGGACTTGGACGAGTTGACCGCCGCCGTTTAAGTCGTGCGCGTCTTCGCTCACAAACCCTCCTTTTCTGTGAACCAGTCCGGCAGTGTGACAATGTGGTGCTCGCCGACATTCTTTGAAGTGTGTTCGATGATCGACTTAGGCACCCAAACGCAGTCTTCCTTTTCGCGACCAGGTCTCCCGTGCCGGCAGTAGAGCCGCGCGACTCCAGTCTCGCTAACAAACCACAGATTGACTTTGGTCGTGCTCATGCAATCCAGTTTATGTGTCGTCGGTGAGTGGGTATTTTCCGAGAGAAAAGAAACACGACCGGGAAACACGGGATCAGGCAGACGAAGACTTCATAATGCTGTCGGTCCGTGTCTAGTGTTGTAGTCCGACCCCTCGGCGTCCAGTAGACCCCGATCCACATGTCGCGCGGTTCAAATTTAAGTCTCATTGGATGATCCCCAGTGCTTCGCGAATCCGTCGCCTTGTCTCTGACGCACCTTCCAGAAACGCCTCGTGACGAATGCGGACAATGATCGTCCCCGGATCGGGTTCTCTGTAGATGTCCGGATCGTCCATGTCCACGGAGATATGCAGGTCGCCAATTAGCCTCGCGTTGTTGCCGTCTTGGGTGAATCCCATCGGCGTCAGAACGCGCATGACGGCGGCGTAACGTTTGGTTTTCTCACTCATGATTCAATTAAGTGAACGGTTTCGTGTTCAAAGACTCCGATGTCCCATTCGTCCGTTTTGACATCGAACACGATTTCTGGCGCGTTAGGGTCAGGCGCAATTCGGACGACCTCCGCGATTCCTCCAGGGTATTCGCCGTTCGGTTGAGTCAGGACGAGTCGGCCGACGAGTGCGGAGCCGTGCTTGGTGACGAGTTCCTTGGCGGTCATGGTTTAACCTCCTCATCCCATCGTCCGCGCGTCGGTTGCCACCCGGAAACCTTCAGTGGTGGAGCAACCTCACGACTGATATTGCTGGCGCAGTAAATGCATTGGTTCGGATTCGCCGCGCTCGGCGGATTCTCGCCGTCGGCTTCCGTCAGTTCAGTTTGGCAGGAGATGCAGATGGTCGGTTTCATAAAACAACAAGCGCCAGCACGAGCAGCGCAACGCCGAGCAAAACGGCCAGCGCGGTTAGTGTGTCGCGGAGTAGAAGATTCATTTGGCCTCCAGTGCCGGTGTCAACGCCGCCTCCCTTGCCTTGGCCGCATCTTGCAACCGTTTCTTGAACCGCTCCCATTCGACGGGATCTTCAGCGCACCAGGCGATCTGCGCTTGCAGGTAGCCGAGTCGGTGCGAATGGCTTTCCGCTGATTGCGGGCTCATGGCGATGATGGCGGTGGCTACGTCCTGAGGTTTGATGTGCATGGGTTCAGGCGGGTTGAGGGTTAGGACATCACGAGGGCGTTCATGCTGCCGCTGGCCTCCGCAGTGACGCTGCCTTCTTCAGTCCGGCATATGGCGTTTCCTTGTAGAGCCTCGACCGCTCCTCCCGCGTCATCGTCGAGAACAGGTGTCGAAGGCAGGCGTTCACCACAATGTCTTTTGTTTTCCCGAGTTCCATGGCGTCTCTGGCGACCTCCAGTTTCCATCTGGTTTCCACTCGCGTGTTGAGCTGAATCCGTTCTCGCTTCATCGTGTATTCCTTCTAGCAATCTACATCGGTAGAGCGCAAGGAAAAATGAAGAATAAACCTTGCAGTTGCTAGCAACCTCTGATAAAAGCCCTATGAATATTGATCGAATCAACGTTCAACTCATGAAAGAAAAGGTTCAAATCAACGTCAGAATCGACGCCAACCTGCGGAGGAGTCACAAGCTCGTGACCGATGTTGCCGACGAAAGTCTGGAGGCAATGACGGAAGCGGCCTTGCGGTTCTTCTACGGCTCGAAGGATAGCGGCGTGATCGAACTACGCAGAAAGGCGCTGGCGGCAGTCAGCACACTGGAGAAGGGAAGCCCGTTGCCTTTTAACTCCTGGCCGGAATCCTTGATTAGCGCAGCCTAGTCACTCAACCACTGCGCGGTTCCGGTCACTTCGTAGATGTGACTGGGCCAAGCGGAAACTCTCAGAAATAGTTTAAGTGAACGGAAGTCGGTGCCGACAAGGACGGACGCATGGACACGAATTCTGTTTCAACTGTGTTTACACTCGGAGAGGTGATTCACGATCTCATCAAAGCCAAATCTGCCGCCAACCGGCGACCCTCTTACGTCAGGCATCTGAAATTCTCCCTCAACGCATTCGCCAAAGGACGCAATGAAACGCCAATCTCAGAAATCACAAGGTCGCACGTCGTCGAGTGGTTCCAAGAAAAAGGCTACACCGCACCCTCCACACGACGAGGTAATCATGGCGTCTTGTCCGTGCTTTTTGAACACGCCATCCGCATCGGCCAAATCAAATCGAACCCGTGCCTCCAAATCGACAAGGTCACGGTCGATCGCTCGCCGCCGCGCATCCTGACGCCAGCCGAAGCGCGCAAAATGCTTCTGTTCGCGAAACGGAAAATGAAGTGGCGACTGCCGCAGATCATCCTCGGACTTTACGCAGGCATCCGGCCGACTGAGCTGGCGCGGCTCTACTGGAAGGACGTGAACCTGGACGGCGGGTATTGCATCATCGACGCTGCGGCCGCCAAGACGCGACGGCGCCGAGTTGTGCGCCTGGACCCGAAAGCCGTGGCCTGGCTGCGGCATTGTCGGCCGCAGAATGACCGGCCGATAGGGTCTAACTGTTGGAAGTGGAAGCGCCTCATTGAGCGAAATTGCGGGTTAAAATGGGAACAGGATCTCCTGCGCCACACAGCCGCGAGCTACCTGTTGGCGCGTCACGAGGATGCTGGGAAAGTGGCGCGGATGCTTGGGAATAGCGTTCAGGTGATGATGGATTTTTACGTTGAACTCGTCACCCCTGAGGACTGCCGTAGGTTTTGGAAAATATGAACTTGAATTCTTAATTGACAATTCAAGCATATGATCGCACGTTCAATGCATGAAGCACGGCGGACCCCGTAAAGGCGCCGGCCGCAAACCAAGCGGCCGGAAGTCCTACACGCTGCGAATGAAACCCACCACCATGCGCGCGCTCAAATCCCGCGCGAAGCCAAAGCCGGTCGGCGAATGGCTGGATCTTGAATTCGGGAAATGAAACTCCTCGCCGGAATCCTAATCGGCGCCTCGCCGTTCATCCTGATCCTCGGTTCAAGCCACGGATTCACCATCGCCATTTCCGTCTGTGCCTGCCTCCTCCTTCTAACCTTAACCCTCCCTATGAGCACCACCGCAACCGTTCTCTACTTCACCACGCCATCGGTCTCTGATGTCCTGAACCAATACGCCGCACCACTAATCGCCGTCGGCATCGCTGCCGGCATTGGCGTTGGTGTCCTGGCGTGGCTCTGGTTCGAGGTTCGGAGCCGGCTATTGTCGCAGAAGGCGAGGGAGAATGCGAAGCCGGCCAACCGGGAGGCTATATGACACCTGAACAACAACGCATCGCCATCGCGGAGTTTTGTGGGTGGGTCGATCTTGGCGAGGAGCTTGGCCATGCATGGAGATGGGACAACCCCTCTCTTAGGAAGGCGGCAATAGATATTCCCGACTACCTCAACGACCTCAACGCCATGCATGAGGCGATCGGCTCCCTGATCTACAGCAAGCGGAAGACCTACCGATTGCAGTTACAGCAAGTAATGAGCGAGCCACTTCGGAGAAATAAGCCACCCGTTGCTGATGGAATTACGATAGCAATTGAAGAGTGCATAGACGCCACCGCTCCCCAACGTGCCGAGGCGTTCCTACGGACGGTTGGAAAGTGGGAAGAGAACGCGAAGCCGGCGAACAGGGAGGCGATATGAAACATAATCTTTACACCCCGGAGGTTCTCGGCCGAGTCGTCAGGCGCGCCGCTATGCTGTCCATTAATGGCCGAAAGACGGCATTCACATGGGCATTCATAGCAGTTGCCCAATGTTTGATGCCTACGCCTGCCCGACATGCACGAACAAGCTCACGCGCAAATTCAACGCGGTAAAACGCATGACGGCCAAGCGCAACGAGCAATGCAAAGCGTGGCACAGGTGGTATCTCAAACAGGTCAATGATTTAAACAAAATGGCTGGCGGGTCCGGGCGGGCGCTATGTCACCGGCCAAGTGCTGACCGTGGACGGCGGGATGGTCATGTGACAGGCGGATGACGCCGCCAGAAATGGATAAAAATTCTCACTGGACACGCCCGGAGTCAGCTTATAGACAGAGGCGCGTCCTAAATCAAACCATCGACCGAAACGCGCCGAGTCGTGGGTTCATAGTGATCAGTCGGTGTGTCTCCGAATCAGGGCTTGACGCCCTCCGGAGCGTGACATAGCAAAGACAACCATCATAAACCGGAGATAAGTCATGGCTGCTGAAAAATCTGTTGAGGCAAGAGTTAAGGAAATCATCGTGGAACAGTTGGGTGTGAACGCCGACCAAGTGACCCCCGAGGCGAAGTTCATTGAGGACTTGGGGGCGGATTCGCTTGACACGGTGGAATTGGTCATGGCTCTTGAGGAAGCCTTCGGGCATGAGATTCCCGACGAGGAAGCGGAGAAGCTCCAGAGCGTCGGCGATGTAATCAAGTACATCGAAGACATCCGCAACAAGTAGTTCGGATTGAAGCTTTCCGGGGCAGCTCCGGCTGAAGTCAGCCCTCTCAACGCCCGGCGCTTACTGCGTGATGATTGCCCTGGCTGAACACATTCGCAGGAACGTCTCCGGACCATGCCGGCGTGACGCCTGGCGCCTGCAACTGGCAAAGGACAACGGGAAAGCCTTGCTTCAGTTGATGCGCGAAACTGGTTTCCGGCCGCACTTGACAAGGGACGGGGTTGGCGCAGCATTCGACACACTATGAAACCCATCGCTTTGGCCATCTGCCTTCTCGCCTCTCCGCTTCACGCACTCGTAATTGAACAATCAACCGACCTCACGGCCGGGACACGCCAAACAGCGGCCCGAGTCCCTACAACCACACGAGTCTGACCAGAGACCAGCGTGGAAAGCTACTGCCGCTGCGCTCGCTCGCGGATGTCGTTTGACCTGCTGATCATCGTCGTATTCTGCTCAAGCGCCTGCGTGTTGCGTTCCAGGACGACGGCCATGGATCGGGTTAGCTCTGACTGCTCCCGGACGATGCCCTCAAGTGCCTTCTGGTGCATGTCGCGAGACTCCCGATGGTCACTCATCAACCGCTCGTTTTGTTTGACCAGATGACGAATGACAGCAACCCCTCCGATGAGCATGGCTAGCAGCGCAGCTATGAAAAGGAAGCGGTCGCTTTGACCTGACATTTCCGCTGCGAGTTTAGGGATGTCCGCAATTTGAGCTACTACTTCATTCATCGTTTATTCCCCTGCGCCCCCTGCTGAAACGCGCCCTGGTGCGATGCGTCCGGTGATGGTGAAAGCGGGCTCGCCGCCGCCATCACTGTAGCCGTTAAATCGGTCCTCGGCCGGAATTACCACGTAAGCCGGCGAACTGTTCACGTCCACGGCTGGCCATCGGCGCCCTGCCCTGGTTGTCTGCCAGTATCCCGGCTCGCTGGTCTTCCAGTATGAATCAGGAATCGTAATCGGTGCACCGACCCAAACCAGAACCGGATTATCAATCCCGATTCCGTTCGTGTTCATCAAATTGCCGTTGATGTTGTGGGTCGATTTATTGGTCTGTTGTAACTGCTGGTATCCGTCCGAACTGCCGATGCAAACGAGCCAGCCGTTGCTGACGGTAACATGCTGGTTTAAGACGAGATGGTCTCCTGCATTCGTCAGGATGAGGATGTCCGAGTCGGCCGAGTAATAAAGGTTGGTATTGCTCTGGTCCTGGAACTTGACGCCATAGCCAGTGTATTGGTCCGGCCAATTCTTCCGGCTTACCGTGTTCGTTGTGAAGGTTCCGTAAATGCGATTTGTTGGCCCCTGGTCGGACGTGAGACGCACCCGGCAATTGTCATAATTGGTCGTCAGCACGTTGTCTGTAACGACGTAGGACGAGCCTGGCCAGCTCCAGCTAATCGGCGGCGAGATGCCAGTGAAGTCGGCATTGCCGATGTTTGGCTTCCCCATATCCCATACCGGATACGGACTCGTGCTGCCGTTCTCCTCCTCCTCGTAAACCATGTTAAAGTTTGTCGAGCCGACGATGTTTCCGACCATCTGGAAGTGAGTCCCGAAGCGTTTGATGTGAATTGAGCCACCCGTAGTCGCTCCGCCGTATTTGTTTCGAGCGGCCGTGAAGTGCGACGCGCTCCCATAATAGCCGTCGTGCATCCAGACTCCGCAAAAATGGTTATGCTCCCACAGATCCATAATCGGGTGCGTGTTGTGCTGGATCATGTCCGAGGCGTTGTTCGTGAAGAGATTCGCGAAGAACACGTTCCCGATGCCTCCGCCGAAGTACTGAATCGCCGGGCTTAATCCATCGGCAAAGATGTTGTTCTCGAAAAGAACCCCTGTTACCTCAGAAAGCAGAATGCCGGCGTGGCTGCCTCCTGGAAGTCCATGCCGCACCTGGTTCCCGACGAAGTCACAGTCTGCCACGTCCGATAAATAGACTTGGTAATTGTTCGCATACATGAAGTTGCAGTTCGTGATCGTCGCGTTCTTCATCGACTCGACATAGAACATTGCCCCGGCTGAATCGGTTGCTCCGTTGTTCGTGAGCGTGAAAGTCAGAGTCTCGAAGACAATGTTTGAATGCGGTTGGAACCCGGCCGTCCCGGTAAGGCTTCGTGTTGTCAGTTTGCAGCCGTTGGTGAAGTCGAACATTAGCGGGCTTGAGATCGTGACCGTGTTGCCGGAGATGGCGTGGCAGTAAACGAGTTGATGCGGCGAGTTGCTCGCGCCCTTTGAGCCGATGACCTGGAAGAGTTCGTTTGAAGCGTTCCAGCGCGAAGAGACAATGAAGGCGTCGCCTGGAATGATAGTGCTGGCGAACTGGTCCTGAATTGATGTTAGAATCAGATTAGTGGCGCCGCGGCTCGTCCAGTTGGTTGAATAAAAGACATACCCGCCGCTAATGCTTCTAGTTTTCGAGATTGGCCCAAAGATCACACTGTTCGACCCCGCTCCCTTGATCCGAATGTTGCTCCGATGGCAGGTCAACCCGGTCGGACTGCAATCATAAACTTGGCCAGCCGCGCATTCCGGGATCAGGACCGTGCCGAACGCCGGCATGTTGTTGATCACGGCCTGAATGTCGGCACTTGAATCCGTTGCGCCCGTCGGGTCGGCCCCATGGTCCACGACATTTGACACAACTCCGCTATCGGCAAATGGGACCTTTACCCCGGTCGTCAGTCCGTAAACCCAGTTGATTCGGTTCGTTGGGTTGATTAGGTCAGCACCCCTCACACTCGCCACCATCGCCAGAAAAAGAATGAGCGCGAATCTCATAGGCGAGGTTTGCCTTTGGAGCGGCCCGGTCTTGGGGTTGAAGTCACCGGGGTTTGATACTCATTCGCTCCCATGTCCCACGTCCCGCCAATCTGCACCCCGTAGTAAGGCAGGAAAACGTAGTCATCCCCTAGATCCACAGCCGAACCAATCGCGGCAGATCCAGCGATCAACTCGAATGACATCCCTTCGGTGTTCACCCACTCGTCAGACCCTTGCCTGATGTTGTGCGTTCCATAAAGCGAATAGTTGTTCGTATTCGGATAAGTGTGAAACGGCGGGGTAATTAGGTTGTAATCGAAGATCCCGACCGGCGTCGTTGCTGCCGCTGAATCCTCCGTGAACCAATAAACTACATCGTTGAAAATGTTGTTGAGCCAAAAGCAATTGGTTAGACCCCCTTCGGAATAGGCGTGAGAACTGGCTTCAATTCCGCGCGCTCCTCCGGAAAGGCTGTTGTGATAAAACCAATGCTCTGCGCAATAGGCAGACTGCGCAGCGTTGTTGAAGTGGATGTAAAGGTGATTACCGATCCCTGTCGGAAGCCAGAAGTTGTTCCTCCAAATGTAGGAGGTTCGCAGCGTCTCGGTATTCGAGTCCACCTGATGATAGCGAAGCTGGATCTCGCAATCGGAAACCGTGTTGCTGAAAATCTTCGTCTGCACATGGCCGACCGAAAGAAGGATGCCGGCGCTTGGAACCCCGTCGATTGTGTTATAAGCAAAGATCGTGTTGGTTGTGACTTGATAACTTGCCAGGATGTTGAAGATGTCGAAGCCAGTGCCAAGCCCGCCGATAAGTCGATTGCCGGTGAAGATATTCGTGGCCCCTGCGCCAATCATCCCGATCCCTTGGTCGAAGCTTTCGTTTACACCCATCAAATACTTTGCGACGTGGTAGAGGTTCGCACGGTTGGCATTTCCGTCACGCCAGGCGCCGATGTCGTTTGTTCCGTAATAGTCCGAGGTCAGGAGGTTGCCCCGGATGGTGTTATTGTGCGGCCCGCCGAGCATGTGGATCCGCTCGTAACCGCCAGAGACGTAGTTGTTCTCAATGGCAACGTGGTGGGTATTCGAGCCCCATAGATAGAACCCAACGAAGCCACCTTTGAGCGAGAGGTTTGTGAACGCCAGATAGCTTTTGTCTTCGATGCGAACCGTCGGCTTGATGATCGATGTGGTGAATGTCTCCGCATTCCCAGCGCATCGGATGTTTAACCCGTTTGGATCTGTCCCCGCCCGCAGTCGCAAGTAGACCGTGCGTTTATACGCGGCATTCGTCTCATAGCCCCACATCGCCGTGACGCTGTCCCAGAAGGTCACAGATTGGAGACCGTTAATGGTGAGCGTCAGAGTTTGCGCCGATGGCAGCGCGAGGAATTCCGCGCCAGTAGTAAGACCAGATCCGGAGTAAGCCGAGCCAATTGCGCTTGAGATGTTCCCCATGTCATAGACCGAAGCCACCCGCTTGTTGTCGATGGTCAACTCGCGAACCGTGAACGGCATATTGGTTTGCTTCCAGACGCCAGCGCCAATCTCCGCGGCCGTTACCCATCCACTCGTGAACGCCGTTGACGGGTTAATGAACGTCAACCAGTTCGTTCCGTCCATCTCGCCTTCAAAGATGATCGGGCTTCCGAGCGTGCCACTGTTGGCGTTGGTGATGTATTCGGAATATGTCCCTTGGCGAATCAGGACTTTGTCCCCAGCTACCGCGGTTGCCGCTGCCTTTTGGACCGTCAGCCACGCCCCACCGGCATTGTCAGCCGTGCCAGTGTTCCCGTTGTTTCCGTCGGTGCGAACGTAGTAGGTCGCAGCGTTGCAATAAGCGGCCAACACTATCCAAAAACAAAGCGCGATTCGCATCAGAAATTAGCCGTGGAGTTAGTAGCTCTGAATTTCAATTCAATAAACTTCCAAAACATCCAGTTTGTTCCAGTAGAAGGAGTGGCGGTAGTAGTTCTCATACCAACAAATGGACCCTGACCAGAACCCGCCACCTGGCCAGGTGTGGCATTGGTCCAAACGGGAATACCGTCCATATACCAAACCATTCCAACGCTTGGAACGTTCGCCACTCCCGGGATATGCCATGAACCAGTTTTGGCGGCATTTGTGTTGACCGTGACATAGGCACTTCCGTTGTGGTAACTCGCAATCCAGTTTGTCTCCTGGCTGCCGCGAGTCTCGGCATACCAGCCAAGCTTGGCGCCAATGTCCCCTGGCGCATTACTGGCGGACGGCCCCAACTCCATCTTCATGATGTTTGTGCATGGGGCGTTGGAGAACCCAACCAGCATGGAGAAATGAAATGGCGTGTTGGAAGCCGTGAACAGGTTGTCATTGTTTGATATTCGGGCTTCATATGGAGCGGCTCCAGAGCCAGCGCAATTATATGCGGCGTAATGACTGCCATTAACTCCGGACGAAACGACGCCGATAAGACTGTTGCCAGTAGATCCGGATGCGGACTTAAGAACACCTGAAGCAGCGGGAGCAGTGGATCCGTTTGGATACTGAGTTCCCCACACCATTCCAGGAAGATGCGTCAGAACGTAGTTGGTGTCCGCGAACGGAAGATAGTTAAATGTCGATCCACCGCTCGCCGTCGCCGTCAAATTACCACCACTGACAGCCAACCCTGTTCCAATCCCCAGCCCAACCACATTGGAATTACCCTCAAGGAAAAGCACTTTGTTCGTATTGATGACAGGGAACCTCTGAACCCCCGTGATGATATTTGTCCCAGCGTGGACCGTGTTGCCAAGGAGTGTCGCGTTGTTCGTGGTGATCGAAGTGTTGACGTAGAGAGACCCACGCAGGTCTATCGTCCCGCTGGAAGTAACATCAGAAAGCGCAGACAAATCCCCAACCGTGATTCCGCCAGTGAAGTATGCCTGCTGGTCGTTGGTCAGCGTGGAGATGTGAGCCGACAGGAGAGTCAGATTTGTATTCGCACCGACTGCGATGTTTGTCCCAACCATTACCGTTTCACCGTTCGGCGTTGCCTGGAGGCCATAGATCCTCGCCACCCCATTCGCGACCGAGTTCGTGAGCGGCTTCGATACAGCGTTTGAGATAGAAAGAGAAACGAGATTCGTCAACGGCATCGCCTCTTGCCCCGACTCGATGTAAGTCCGCCAGCCGTCATAAACGATCGAGAACGTATTCGTGGACGGAACGGACATTAGAAACGGCGCAGAGCCGTCCCGGTGAGCCGCAGGGAAGACGATTGATGTAATCGCGGAATTAGTCAGAAGCAACGTGAGCGTGATGACTTGCCGATTGGTTCCATTGCCCGGAGTGCCGCTCAAAGTAAACCCGGCATTGCTGGCTGGCGTCCATTCGACGACGTTCGTTTGGCCCCACGCGATTACTGGATTGGTGATGCTTCCGATTGATAGGACGGTTCGCTGTAGGGTGTTGGTGATGATTAGGCCGGAGAAGTTGGTTCCGCTTGAGCCAGGAGAAACCGCCAGCGTCGTGCCGTCCCATGCGAGACCGGAGAAAAGAACATCGTCGTCAAGGTAGCCATTTACATCTGTTCGGACCAATCCTTGACCATCGAAGTTTCCGGCAATGATCTGAGAACCCGAGATCGTGCTACTGACCTGGAGTGTTCCCTTCACGTCCAAAGACGTGACAACGTTTGTTCCGATGTCCGGAAAGAACAAGGACTGGCTCAGCGGTTTAATCGATCGATAGCCATTGGCAACATATGTGAACGATTGGCCGTGGGTATTGGCTGTCGAGTTAGTGCTATAGATCGAATTCGTAGCTCCCCAGCCGTCGATGATGTCCACATTGTCAGCCGTGAAATAATTCGTTTGGCGGGTTGAAGTGTTGAATGACGAGTCGATCGCTGGAAGATTGGTTGGCCCGTAGATTGTGACGTTCTTTAGACGGAATGACGTATTGACCGTCCATCCTGCATCCTTTGCACCAATCACGGCAACTGTCGCGTCCGGCTTGCAGGTGATTACGCCGCCCTCAAGGATGCCAGATCCAACCGCATTGTAATTCGTCAGACTCCCGTAAATCTGATTGTTCGCTGTGAGCTTGATAGAATTGAAACGGATATAGACATTGTCCGGTACGTTAATGGAACCTCCCTCGCCGTAGTTGAAACTGTAAACCTGCATCCCGTTGGTTGGACAATAGCCAGGCTCGATGATGGAATTAAGACCCTTAATCACGTTGCCTCTGAAGTAGAGATAGCAGTTTGTCCCCATACCAAGCGGAGGACCAAGGATTGCGTCGTAACTCGTGGACTCCAGGAGACCGTCCGAGTTCAGGAACAGTTTCCCGTCCTGATGCCAGATCACCGGGTTCGCTCCGATTGCCCCGTAGGTTACAACCTCGTTCAAAGTCATGTTGATCGAGGATAATGCATTCGTGACCAAATAGAGCGCCGAGTCACCGCCTGAGTTTGTGAAGTAGAGCTTTCCTAGGATTGCAATTGAACTTGTGATTGCACCACCGCGATCGTGGAAAATGAACTCATCGTCCGTGTTGTCCGGGTCGCCTACCGTGATGATCGAACCAGGGTGCGTCCTAATGCTTACGCCCGCACGAATCCAGCTCGCGTGATTTGTCGGAACGTAATAGCGTCCTGGTCCGACTTGGACCTCTGTCCCGAATACCGCCGTAGCTATCGCATTCGTCAGCCTCGTTCCGTTGATAATCGGACTGGCGTTGGTGGCGTCCACAACGACCACATTTGAATAGAGAACATTCGGCGCTTTGAATGATGTGAAGACAGAGGCGTTGGTGAGGAGGATGCCGTCAGGAATCTTTCCAGACGTGACGGCGCCAGGATCGATCGTGAAGACCGTTCCAGAACCGCTCACCGTGATGTCGCCTTTGTCAGAGTCAGTTAGGGTGCCGACAGTTGCCCAGTTCGGGTTGGACCCTGGCCCCGGCGTCTGCAAGAGCTGCCCCGATGTCCCAGCCGGCAAAAGACTCCAGGTCGAGGCGCCGCGGTAAAGGAGATCGCCCTGCGCCGCCGAGCCGGCCCAGTCGAGGAGTTGCGTAATGGAGACCTCCTCAGGGTCGCCGGAACCGGATGTGTTGCGGCCGAGAACCCGCTTTGTTGTGGAAATGTCCTGTATCTTGGCGTATGTCACAACGTCGTTGTCGATCGTCCACGAGGTTCCTGAGCCACTGACGGTCAAATCGCCCTTATCGCCATCAGACAAACCCCCACCGCCACCAACTCCGGAGAACAGCCACCAGCCACTTGAGCCCGTGCCGTTGGTTTTCAGCCAGAGACCAATGCCGGAAGTTTGGTTAGTTTGGAAGTAGAGGCTTTGAGGCTGCGCGGAATAGACACCCTCGGGACTCGCGTTGCCTTGAAGGATCTTCACGGCTGGGCCGAGGAAGATATTCGATGCGCTTACCCAATGATCGAAATACGAATAGGAGAACGGACGGCCGACCGTTCCAAGCGCAACGTAAGTGCCGTTGACGGGTTTTACTGAGTCGGCAGCGATTTCGAGTGTAGCGGTTTCCTCTGGGGAAATGACGATGTAAGCCTGACCGCCACCTGAGCGCGTCCCGATTCCGGTCGAGTTGGCGTATAGGGTTTGCGGGAGCGTGATCGATGTAATCTCAAGCGTCGGGTTAGCGTCGCCGCGAAGGCGGAAGTGGGTACCGACATTGGTCTGGATGCCGACTCCGACGATATTGGTAAGCCTTGGACCGTCTTTGAGCGTCAAAGTTGTGGACTCGCCGAACTGGTTCGAGTTCGTGGAGGCTATTCCGCCGCCGCTTCCACCCGTTGAATTGATTCGGACATCAACGACTCCGGCCGTATTTGTGGCGTTCACCACTACGTTCGTTCCGGCTATGATGTTTAGCGCGGTTGCAGCGGAAGAGACCAAACCGCCATTTGTACTAACGCTTGTAACGGCGTTGGTGGATGCACCGCTCAGGTATGGCAAGAGGTTCGTGAACTCGATGCTACGGGTTTGAAGCGTCCCAGCTGCCTGAGATCCCGTTACGACCAGGAAAAGTGTGTCCCCCTGGATGCTGGTTGTCTGAGTCAGCCGGCTAATCTTCGTGCCGGCGATGCAAAGAACTGTGACCGTCCCGAGAAAGACCGCTGTCCATAGTGCCTTGCGCTTATTCATTCGAGGTCAATGCTCCTTCCGTCTTCCGTATCAATGCCGTCGTTCGCGCTCGAGATGAGGAGCGCCGAGGCGTTGGTTGTGTCGCTCGTATCCGGGACGTTGATTCGGAAAATGTTCGTGCGCGTTGGGCCATAGACCAGAACCCGATAGGTCCCGGTAACGACGTTGGTTGCTGTGAATTCTGCATGGCTTCCAGTGTTGAAGAATCGACGCTCTGAGATGATGACGTTTGTCCCGCTTGAGAGAGGCGTGGACTGCGGTTGCATCTCAACCGTTCGCCGGACAAGTGGCTGGCTCGTAGTCAGGAAGTCGCGGAGGTTAAATCGGACGTTGGCGGCGTCGGATACGGCAACCATCAGGAACGCCACAGAAAGGATTAGGAGTCTCGTTTTCATCGGAATGACCAGATCCTCCAGGCCGTGGAAACGTTGTCGTAGGACATGATCACATGCACGACTCGATTAGTTGAGTTCACGAGCGCCCCGGTTCCGGTATAGATTCGATTGGTTGAGTTCCCAGGATCCAATCCGGAGTCATGAAGGAAAGTCATCGACAGTCCGGGGTTGTCGAACTGAGCAAAGACCATCTTCCCTTGCACCTTGTTCGCTGCCGAGAATCCTACATTTGTGTAGGCGGCTGATGGTCCGCTAATCAGAACGTGTGCAGCATCCAGAGCCACCCCTGCGTTGTATCCGTTAGCAAGTCCAGTGTTGGATGTTGGCGTGAACACTAAAACGCCACTGACTGTTGAGGTTCCGGTGAGACTTGAGTTTGTTGACGTGAGCGCAGAAAGCATTCCTGGAATCGATACGGTCTCCGCGCTGGTCCCGAGCCTGATCTGATTCGTGGTCGTTGTCGCGGCGCTGTATCCGACTGCGGACGAGTTTGCGTGCGTCACCGCGGAAGCGTATCCAATCGCCGTTCCGTAATTGGCCGACGATGCAGCCTGGTTGCCGACTGCCACCGACAGGATACCAACCGAGGTATCGGCGTCCTGACCTACTGAAATGCTCCCAGCGGCGCTCGTGGCGCCATTGCCAACCGCTACGGAGTTGGTTCCAGCCAGTGCTGAGTAACCAACAGCAGTCCCCTGGTCCCCGGATGTTCTCGCCAAGTTGCCGACGGCAACCCCGGCCTCATTCGTGGCAATTGCGCTGATGCCGACCGCCAGTGCGGCGTTACTGCTGGCCAGCGAGTCGTTGCCGATGGCCAGCGAGATAGGTCCGGAAGCAACAGCATTAGATCCGGCCTGGAACGAATTTCCGCCGGTGCCAGGAGACCGGATTGCGTTTCCGGTATTGACGAGATTCGAGACCGAGAGATTGCCCGTGCCGTTGTTGATGTTCCCGGAAATCCGAAGCTCCGTGATGATGTGCTGCGGACCGACAGATGCACCCTTCGTGATGAAGTTTGAATTAGCCGTCGAGTTGGTAGGGAACGCCAACGTCGAGAAGATGCCCATCCCGTAAACCAGCGAGCTTCCCTGGTTCGTCCGGTTTGTCTCTCCGACCATGTTCTCCAGCGGCCAGAGCGCCGTGAACGTCGTCGGCCCAGACTGCGTCGAAAGCACACCGTAACCCCACGGACCGATTACACTGCCTGAAAGAGTTGCGCCAAGCGGCGCGGTGAACTCGACGACGTTCGTTGAAGTCATCCTGTGGGTTACACCGGAACCAATCGTAAACCGTGCGTAATTATCCCAGAGGTTTGTTGCCGTTCCGTTTAACCCGGTCAGGTTTGTAAGGATCGCCGTTCCGCTGTGCGCGTTGGTGAAGATCCGAACCGTGCCGTTTACTACGTTGCTGTAACCAGTTACGGCAACGTTCGTCACCGTGACAGTCCACCGGATACGATCCGAGTTCGCCGCACCAGAAGAGAACGCCACGCAAATGAAAAGGAAGGCTAGTAGGTTTCTCATACTGGGATTATTTGATCAACCGGCTGGCCTTCGTCCGTGACTCCAAGGATCCGCTGATAGATCCCTCCTGGACTTGTAATTGTGAGCTGAACCCCTGCGGCGTTGATTGGCTTAAGGAACTGCGCTTCTGCCTGCGCCATTGTGTAGTAAGAATCAACCGGCGAAGGAACCACGGCACCAACCTGCGCAACGGACTGGTGAACGGTTACAACGGCCTGGTAGATTTTGGATATGTTCGACCCCTCGGAAATCTCCAGCTCGAAGTAAGCGTCTTTGCTTTCAGTCGTTGAAAGCCATGTGTTTAAAGCGGATGTCGCAAGGCTGAATTCCCCGGTGAATGTGTTAAGCGTCTCGTCTTTAGTAAACGTGTTCTGGTATGCCAGCGGTGAGGCGTCGTCATACGTCTCATTAAGCGCCATCCGAAGGCTTAGATTCGCAATTGGAACCCTCTGGAATGACAGCACGCTCCGGGAATCTGGGTCAGGCTCAAGGACAACAATCTCGAAAGGAATTACCTCATACTTATGGAAATCAGGCAGAATGAACCCGCCTCCGTTTCGGTCGGAGATCTGGAGTCCCTTCGTAGACCAGTTGGCGAACAGTTTGCGCGTTGCCGTCGGCATTTAGCGGCAACGGCAATACCCGAAATGGTGCACGTCAAGGAAGGGTCAAGGGAACGAGTTGGGTGGAATTATGTAGCGGCGTCGAACTGCGCCAAGGACCAGCGTCGAAGCCGGAGGCACTGGTTGTTGCGGAAGTTCTGAGTAGAACCCAAGCGGGAATCCCTCAGGTTCCGCGATTTCTATCCCGTTTGGTAAACTGGTGCTGGAAGTGACCGTAAGCGCGCTTGAGGCGCCGTTAGTGACCGTGAACTTAACCCGGCGATCCTCCGCTGGTGTCGTCGATAGGTATCGAGCCTTGCGCTTGGATGCCAAAACGATGACACCTGGCATAGGACCGTAAAACGGGAATGGTGACGGGATGTTTGAGAATCCGACGTTTGAGACTTGCAGAGCCGCATGAACCAGGCCGCCCTGCGCAACGCCACCTCCTGATGGACTTATGAATTGGACACCTGAGTTTGTGACTTGATACGCATCTACGCGGGTTGTTCCAAACGGGAAGGCGATCAGGCCAGGGAATGCAGCATCGATCGAATCAAACAAAAGCTCATAATCACGATGCTCGCCACCGACATCGAACTGGGTGCTGAACAAAAGCGTGTTGTTCGCATCGTTGGTTCGCCATTCGCGAATCATGCTCGTGTCGCTTAAGACGATTGTGCTGATGCTGACGAAGACCCCAGACGGAGGCGGGTTGTTGTTTAGTTGCTGATTAGCTATCAGTTCAAACTCCGGATTTTCCGTATGGTTGAAGTAATCAGGCCACTTGATTATCCCCTTGTTCGTGCGGTAGATAGTTCCGCCTCCGGAGAGGTTTTCCAGCCGGACCGAGGTATAAGTGCATTCTGAATACCACCCCGACAGGTCGATGGCTCCGGCGGTCCATCCGGTAAACCCGTGGCAGATGCCACTCAGGACGATGAATCCGTTTCCAGTGGCGCCGCGTCCTGGATTGCGCGCCTTGTTCGTGGACTTTACGAAGACTTTATTGCGGCTGCTCGCAAAACTGAGAATCGGCATTTTACACCTTAGCCCAGGCGCGGCCGTCGTTGTTCAGGTCAATCCAATCGACGCCAGCAACTTCGGTTTCCGCGCATTGCGCTGCCACGATGTGATCAAAGCCTGGCTTCATTACCGGGTTCAGCCATTGGCGCTCCACGACGTTTCCGATTGTGACCTCGCGCAGAATCGGACTTAGGTAGTTAAAGGTGGCCGAATACGCCGCGCCGTTCTCGTCGATGAATTCGATGGTATTCCCATGGAACGGCGTGCTCCTGTGAGTCCATGCGCGCGCGACCGTTAATTGCTCGTCGGTTTCGAGGTCGCGACAACTGAGCGTGTCGTTGCCGACAGCCAGGACCATCATCATTGAAACCTTGCCGGCAGTTCCACGTTGCTTTCCAGGGATGATCTTGTAAGCGGTTCCGTTTGATTTCCGGTCCACTAAAACGCCTTGGCTTCCTGACTGCTGAGGCGCAATCTCCCGGCAGAAGTCCAACAGGAGGTTATGAGCCTTCCAGACCTCTTTAAAGACCCCAGTCTCCCGTTGTTTTCTGGGACAGGATTGCATTACCAGTCGAGGTTATCGGTGGACACTTCATAGGCCAGCGACGTTGACCACGGAGCGAAGAGAAGTTCTACGGTCTGCTCCACGAGGCTCCCAATGATCTCGACGCGCTGTGAACGCTTGCGCCAGCCCCATGTGAACAAGTCGGAGATGTCCGACGGAGTTGCGGGTAGAGCAAATGCGACCTCTGGAGGAACATTTAATTGCGACGTGCTGTAAATCAGCAATCCGGTATCTAGGCTGATTTGATAGCTCGCTACAGATCCAGCCTGAAGCCGTCGCGTCCTTCGTAGTCCGATTAAGTCAACCTGCCACCCAGTCACGCCAGCGCGTAAATGACGCACGACAAGGAATGCGTTTGGCTCGGCTTCGATGAGCGCCGCCACCGAACTTGCCGCCGATTCGCACTCCTGCTTATACGTCGGCTCACCTTCAGAAAGTCCGGCGTCATAGCCTTCTGCCTCAGTCACTACCTCTGGAATTTCAAACAGGCTCTTTTCCGTCGATTCCGTGAACACTTCCCATCGGTCCAGATTCTCGTCAATGTCCTGCTCTGGAACCTCGACGAAAAGCGACCAGACCGGCCCTTGATGATCCGTCCTATAGGTCAGGCCGTCGGCAATTAATTGCGCCTCGAGCCCGCGCACTGCCGCCTCAGTCCCCTGATATTCCGTTACGAAGGAATAGATCTTAGTCTGCGCGTTGTATTGCGGCGCTGATTTTACAAGCGTGACCCCCTGAAAGCCTCTGACCGTGAAATTTGGCATTAGTCAGTCCCCCTGATTAGGATGCCGCGGCTAATGAAGTCCTGGCGCATTAACTCAAGGACAGTCAACTGGCGACGCATGACTTGGACTTGCGCGGATTGCGCAGCGGACCCGGTAAAGGCGCCGATGCGGCCGAACTGGTCGGATTGAATCCCGGCCGGTTTAGCTGTGGTTGTTTTGGCTGCGGCAATATCCCAGAGATTGCCAGGCTCTTTCGGTTTATGGCCCGCCATGTTTGCCAGTCCAGCCTCTGCGGCGTTGCCGGCTGGTCTTAATCCTCCAGCAATGGCTTCAGCAAACTCTTCCGCTAGCCTCTCTCTCCCGCCAAGTCCCGGAAGAAAGCTAGCGAGTTGAAGAACTTGAGCCAGTTTCGTTGCGGCAATCTGGTCGAGCTTCTGCTTGAACCGCTCGAGGTATTTAACTGCGGCGTCAATTCTCTGGATCGCGTCGTCTGAGATTACATCGATCTTTGTTGTCCCGAGGTCGCTGAGGATATTGACCAACTTTGCGGCCCGTGGCCCGAGCAGGTCCATCAGCGCCACTTGCTCTTGCGCTGTGAGATTCCCTTCCTTTTGAGCGGCGGCAATCTTCTGGAGAATGTCGAACGTGCGAAGTGCCGGATCGTTGAGGTTTTCCAACGTGATTCCGAATCTATCAAACGTCTTAAGTAGCTCCTCGTTACCCTCTGCGGCGTCCCGCCTATGCCGGCCCAATGCGGTTAGAGCCGAGCTAAGATCCTCGAACCTGAGACCGCTTTGCTTTAGCGCAAAGTCCGCCTTTTGGACCTCGCCAGCCGTCACCCCGTATTGTTCTGAAAGGTCTTTAATCCGAGTGACTGTATCGGTTAACCCGTTGAGGTATTGCGCCATTGCGGCAACGCTGAAGGCGCCTGCGAGTTGCGCCGCTAGGCCGGCACCAAACGACATCACCTGATTCGTTGCCTTGGTCATCCCGGCGTCAAACCCGGTCTTATCCAGGCCTAGCCTTGCGGTAAGCCTCAGGTCGGCCATTGGCCCTCCTTTATCCGTTCCGCTAATGCATCCGCCGCCGCCTGCGCTTCCTTCAACTGGTCCGAATCAACTAGGCTGATATGTCCCGCGAGCGCGCGAATGGTCACGTAATCCCAAAGGCAAAGACCCCACGGACGATCCATCAACTCGGCTTCCCGGAATCCCATATCCCGCATGAGTGTCACCTTAACGATCTGAACGCTGGGACACTCAATCTGCTTGAAGTCGTCGGCTCGGTAGGAATAGTTCGGGATCTTTGAAGCGCGCTTAATGTATTCTCCGAATTCGACGGCCTTTTGCGCGTAGTCAATCTCGCGAAGCTTCCGGAATCCGAGGCGCGTCAGCCAAGATTCACCGGCCAGCCTTGAGTGCCATCTCTTGAAGAATCGGTCAAGGTTCCGGTTGTTGAAGAGCGAAAGACCGTCGGTATAACTCAGGCTGCAAATGAGAACCGAAAGCGCTAGGTCATGGAGAGACAGCGGTTCACCCTCCGTCACAAACGACGATCGAACCCGACCTAGTAAAATTACGTGACCAAGAGAGAACGGACGAAGCCGCAGACCCAAGACGGTCGTCGGCTCTGGAATCGCGGCGGAATAGAAGTCGTCGGACACATTAAGCGGCGCTTGTGCTCAGGTCTTCTTGTGCGGCGTTCTCAAGCTCGATGTCCACCGTGACGTTGCCGTCAACTGTTCGGTTTTCCGTGCATGACACGACGATCCAATTGGCCTCGATGCCAGTCGCCCCTGAGGCGTCGGCAATCGTCACCTTGGTTCCCGGTGCGATGATGTGTGCTTCCTTGGAAGTCACCGCGGCAGCGATGGTAGTGGACGAAGGCACGACCGTTATCGAGACAGTCTTGAGACCGCCATGGTAGACAATCGTTTTGATATCCCCACCGTTGTCCTTGATCTTCGTGTTCTCGGACGTGCGCGCGTAGCGAAGCGACTGCGGCATCGACGGGTTGCTTGCCGAGACAATCCCGGCCGTGAATGTCACACCGCCCATGCTCCAAACAACCGCTGTGCCTTTAATGTCTGCCGCCATATGATTTGCCTTTCGTTACGGGAAGTCCGTGTCCCGAAATGGTGCACGTCAAGCTAGGTCGAGCCGGCAGCAGTAAGCCTGGAACGTCAGGACTGAGAGCCACTGGTTCTCGTCGATGGTGCTTCTGAATTCTCGCTCCCTGATTCCAAAGACGTGAAGATCGTCCGCCTCTGATGATAACTGAGCCGGCAACGCATCAACCATGAATTGCCCAAGGACATCAGAGGCGAGTTGCCGGAATGCCGGCAACCCATCCTCAATCGCTTCCTTACGAAGCTCGCAATTGACCGTGACGTAGAAGTTCCCAGATCCGAGCGGTTCCTCGCGGCCCGTCTCGGCGTGGACAACTAGCGACGGGTTCGCCTTCGTGTAATCGCTTTGGCCGGTGAAGATAGAGACTTCAAAGTCCCCTTCCTCGACGCGGTATTTCAGCGCGTTTTCCAGCGTGTTGGCGAGGTCTTGCAATTATTCTTTTGGGTGTTTCGTGCTGATCGGACCAACGATTAGCATAAGGACGCCAAAGGAGATCGCGGCTAGGCCAATGAGCATTAGCCAGATCATGCGTTCGGGACGATGTCGGCGAGTGCGGTTCCCTTTGCGAGCAGTGCCGCCAGCGTGGCCGAGGCAGCCTCCGGGATGTCCACGTCGCCAAGTTGATCTTGGAGTTTCTTAATCAGATCGACGATCTCGGTTCCGGCTTCGTCGAGCTTTGCTTCAATTGCCGCAAGTGCTGCGGCGAGTTCAGAGAGTTTCATGATGATGTATTCGTTCTGTCTTTCGATTCTATCGAGTTGCGTTGGTTTTCGTTTGCGCTCCCTCACCCACTTTAGGATCGAGAGCATGAGATTAGAATTTAATCCCCACCCCGAAGGATAACCTCAGTTCCTGCGGTTGTTCCTGCCAGACGATCCATTCGGACTCGCCGAAGGCATAGAGCGGACCGTAGACCGAAGCTGTTGCGCGCCCACCTAGAGCCATTCCCCAGTCCTCGAGTTCAAAGCCGTATTTCACGCCGCCGATCGCGTTGAGTCCAAGCTTACCGTTTGCGCTCTTCAGAAGCTTCGCCTCAACGCCTGCGCTGGCTTCGTCAACCAGATTGCCGGAGCCGTTGGCCGGCTCGTAGGACAGGACGCGAGCCGTAACAGCAACGAATTTGTTGGCGCTGTAACTGGCGCCGATGCCTGTTGCCCATTGGCCTGCACCCCCTTCCGGAAGCCGGATCGCGGCAACGGTTTCAGCGGACAGTTTATCGGTGATGTTTGCAGCCAGACACGCGATGAGCGTGAGGCAATAACAGGTTATTGCGGTCAGGATGGTTTTCATGGTGTTGTTGGTTTCTTGGGAGAGCTTCCGCCGAAGTAGAAGGCCACTGCGGCGATTGCTAGAGAGTAAAGAGGCTCACCGACGGTCGTAAGGGATCCAACCTTGTCTAGATTGCCACTCCTGACGGCGTCCACGAGTGTGGCGATCGTCACAAGGACGTGAGTTATGCAGACCGTGAAGCAAAGGCCGATGGCTATCCAGGCGCGGATGCTTACGCCTGAGATCTCGCAGTTCTCCGGCTTGGTGATGAATGTCGTCCCGGCTGGATCGGTCATTTCGCACTCACTTTCTTAAAGTCAGGATCCAGCCTTCGCTTTAGTTCTTCGATCATGTCCCTGGCTGAAAGGTTTAAAGCCTTCTGAAGTCCAGCCATGGCCGGCTTCATTGGGTTGCCTTTGGTTTCCGGGTGAACCGGGATCTTATTCAGCGCCGTGTTGACGATCTCGCAGATGATAAGCGACCGCAGTGAGAACCGTGCCGGTTTTGCGTTACCCTTTGGCTGGCCCCTTAAACGTGCGCCCTGGCGTGAATTGCCGCCCACGCCAGCAGGCTTTTTGCGAATAACTGCCGATAGCGCGCGGATTGCCGGAATCCAGCCAGATCGCACGAAATGAGAGGCAGCCTTGCGTGCGCGTATAAGGCTCTGGACTTTGTCGTCTAGGGTATTGCCACGGACGCCAAAGCTTCCGGTTACGGCGTGCCTGGCGGTCAGGATGCGATGGCCAAGGGTATCCTGGCTTGCGAGGTTGTAGCCGCCACGGACGGTTCGCGTCTTGCCTGTATTCTTACCACTGGTCAGAGTCTTGAAACTTACACTGCGGCCAATGGCGCCTAGTTCACGCTCGATTTTAGCGCCATCGGCATGGGTCGTTTCACGCAAAGCCAGGCTAGCCACCTTGAGACCTTGTCCATTTGTGAAATCGACAGCCGTCCTAGAGGATGTCTGGAACAACTCCCTTGCCGCGGCCACCCATTCGCGGGTGTCAAATGTCATCGTCGGGTTCAAATCCGATGCTTGAGGTTGACTTGCTGGTGCCGGTGACGGTCGAGATAGCAACGCTGCGCTGCCATGGTCAAACGACGGCATTCCCGATAGCTCCGGCCCGTTCCACTGGCGACCGGCTGACCACAGGCGCCTTCAACACTCCACCGCCAGCGGCCGGGCGTGGAAGGAACAGAGCCACCTCGGCCAAGTCCTGGTTCGATACATAGTGCGTTTACCTTGAAGATTCGCTTCCCTCTCATTTGTGTTTGCTCCTCAAATCCATTTGCAGGCATTCCTCCAACGAGTCGATTTCTGTGCGTTCAATCCGGTATTCAACCTCCCGCACTGAAATATGGTCCCCAACCGACGGACGGTCCTGTCCGAACACTTCGTCCCCATCGTATCTACGTAGGTTTACGGCTATTGTCAGTTCCGGCATTTCCTCAAATCCACCAATTTCCAAAGGTCGCCGAGCGTTGATACCACTCGAGGCGCCACGATATTCTACCGACTGGTAGGTAAAGACGATCGGATCATCCTCGATCATGTTGATGAGGTCCATTCGAATGTCTAGCGGCAGCACGGACATTGGCCCTTGCGATGCCGCTTGAAATGGTGCGCGTCAAAGGGAAAAAGCCCGGTGAACTTTCGCTCACCGGGCCATCCTATGAGGAGGTATGAAGGACTGGTTCAGCCAGTCATGCTTTGGGTCGACCACGACGCCGGGGAGAGTTGCCGCCGTCGCGGTGAGTGATGGGGATGTCTTGCGTGGAAACTTCAGGTTCCTGGAACTGAACGGCATTGACCTGGGATTCGGCCAGCAACCCGAGGCGTTTAGCCTCTTTATCGCTAATCTTTGTACCGGGAACTCCGAGCAGGAACGCTGCTCGCTCGTCGCCTTCTTTGACGACTGAATTCTTATCCTCGGTCAGGTATAGCCGTTCAGTGAGGATCATTGCTTGATTGACCAGGTGAAGTTCGTAATCCAGACAGTTTGCACGTTGGTGTTCTGGATCGATTTGACGCGCAGGTAGCGCATATTGCCGATGTGCACGTTAGCTGAGGCTGCGGTGATGTTCGTATATGCCGTGTACGGGCTCGTTCCATTCTGCGGGATAATCAAGACCGGGAGCGCCGCAGTTGGGTAGTCGATCCAATCCGTGCCGTCAACGGTCCCCTCGAGGGTGATCGTCATGTTGGTTGTGGTCGATGCGTTCGTGCCACCAACCGTGAGCGCGAAACCAACGCCGAGCGGCCCTACCGGGATGTTTTGCTGAAATGCCGTCGCAACGTTCGTGAACCCGGATCCGTTCGCAAGGAACGGTGTCGTGGTAAGAAGCGCCGATCCGGTCGCTGGTCCGGCAACGAATTGCGCCTGAGCGCCGATCGCGAGTGTGAGCACCGCAACCCCGAAGAGTCTTTTAAGCGTGTTCATAAGAGTGTGTTCCTTTCAGGGTTAGGCAACGGCCGGGATTGCCGTCACAGTGCAGAACGCCAGCGGTCGGTAAACCGCAAGCGCCAGGCGGGTTTCAACGCGAATAGCGATTCGGTTGTAAACGAAGTCGGACGCATCGGAATTTGTCGTGTCGATCCGAATTCCTTCACGTCGGAACAACTGCGCGCCGAGCTGGAAGGATCCAACCAGTGCCGTGCCTTGAGCCAGGAAGCTTGTCGCTACCACCGGCAGGCCCCAAAGGTTGCCAGCCACCGCATACCCGCCAACACCATAGGCGCCAGTGAATGGACCTCCGGAGTAATATTGGCCGTTGCTGTCTTTCGAGAGGCGGATGTTTTGCCAGTCGCTGTGATTTACGACGATGTAATCAGGCGGGAAGAACCCGGTGGCAGACACCTTGATCATCGCCTTGAAGATCGCGTCAATGACCGTGGAACTGGCGCCGGCCGATACCGTCTGAATTCCGGACGTTGCAAGGATGCCAGTGATCTCACTCGTCGGGTTATTGTCCCCGTTTAGAAGGTCGCTGTCTTCCGTCGCTCCAACCATGTAAACAAGCCGGTTGTTGACGTAGCTTTGGACTTGCGGGAAGTCTGCGAACATTTCGTCGGATACGCGGCCAATGACCGCTATCTTCTTAACCCCAGCATCGACCTCCTCCAAATTAAACGTGGCTTCCGGCTTCTGGCCCTCTTCAGCCACCGCGGTTGCGGCGTTGGTGAAACTCGTTTCCTTGGTGAACCGAATCGTTGCCGCACTGGTCGTTCCCTGCGCGAACAGCATGGAGATTGCGAGCGGTTGCTGGCCAAGGGTAACGATGCCAGGCGGCCGGTCGTAACTTGTGACCCCAGTCGTGGTGAGCAGAGTCGCGCGGGACTGACCAGCCGAAAGGAAGCTTGGGATCTCGAGGCTGATACTTCGGTGCAGTCCGGCTTTGATGGCGTTTCGGTAGGCTTCTGAACTGGTGAGCGCTTCTCCCAAGGTTCGGTGAACGGCCGGCGCGTTAACCTGGGAAACCGGGTTCGGGTTTGAGACCGTCGCGATTTGCTTCAGGATTTCAGTCTGGAACCTCGAAAGGTCCATTCCGTCTTTCAGCGCGGAATCGTAGAGGTCGAGTTTGCCGTGCGCGCGAGCAATGAGGAACATTTCCCGTTGCTGGTCGGACCTCGACATGGTCGGGACGGCCGGGACTTGGGCATCAGCCGGCGTGCGGCCGGGAGCTTCGGGACTGGCAGGAGGTCCGCTTGGCTCGTTCGGAGACGGCTCGCGGAGGATATTGAATCTTTTCATTATGGGATTAGTAAGAGTGACCTTGTTGCTGTCGGTGTTTTCGCTCCGTCCGACCCCAACAGAGAAGTCGGCGGGAACCGATACGATCGAGATCTCCATAGGCATCCAGCCCGTGGCTCTTAGGGTGTCCAGCCCTGCTTCCTCGACTTTCTCGACAACCAGTTTCGTGACGCGGTATCCGACGCTTACCAGGCTTCGAATCCCATCCTTCACGTCCCGGAAAATTTCATCTGCTTTGGCGCCACGGCCGAAACGGACCTTGGCTTTACCCTTACCGCCATCCAGCGAGACGGACTCGACGACTCCGATCTGCTGTTCCCGGTCGTGCTCGAGTAGGAGTGGCGCGCGAGCGTTCAGGCGGGACATGTCCACGGCGCCAGGGGAATGGTCGAGGACCTCCATGTACATCCCGTAATCACGGTTGTATTGCTCCACTGGAGTCTCTGAAGAGAACGACAGATCAACGGTTCGATCCTCGTCCGTGCCGACGGTGCCGCGGTCGATGGTAAAGGACCGGAAAAGGATCCCACTCTCCAGTGTCTCGAGTTGCCGTTTATCTGCCTGTGCTACCATTGCCTTTCCGGTTTGTTTCCGGAAATGGTGCACGTCAACAGACTATTCAGTAGGTCCGAAGTCCTGGCTTGCCGCCGTAGCCTCTGCGACCTCTAACTTAGAAATCAACTCCGGCAATGTAATGTCGCGAGATTCCAGAGCTTCATTGTCGGACTGTATCTCGTCCAATAGCTCATCTCGTTCAATGTTCTGTTCGGCAAGTAGCCTCGAGATTGAAGTCTGGCCAGAGTTTAGCCTACGGATGTCCGCCTCCACATCTTGAGCCGGGTTTACGTGCGGCCACCTGCGGCCACGGAAAACAGGCGAATTGAACTTCTCGAACTTGGAGAAAGGCAGGTTTATCGCTCCGCCTACAAGGCACTGCGTCAACCACGCCTCAAACACTTCCTCACAGAGAGATTCAATAAACCACGCCTGAAGCGCCTTCCAAACCTCGCGCTCCTCCATGAGCCCAAGCTTGCCGCTGGCGAAGTTCACAGACTCCATGTCGTTGGCCAGCGAGTTGTATGACACATTCAGGCCGGCAGCCACGCCTCGGAGAGCCGTCTTTACAAATGCCTGGTAGGCCGTGGACGGGTGCTGCCAGTCAACGATCTTTAGATCCTGACCTACCTGTAATTGCTCAAAGGCGCCAGGCTCGGCGTCCATGATCTTGTTGCCTTCGCCATCATCCTCTCCCTGGTATTCCGTGTTTCCGGTGTTCGTTATGAACCCCATTTTCGACGCAGCAACACGAGCCGCAGTGACCTCAGCTTCCTCATACTTGCCGACCATATTCATTCGATACCCGCTGGTAATCATCCATGGATTGTATCGTGTCTGATCGGCCCGTCGAATGACTCCCAAATGGATAATGTCAGAAGCCGGAACGCGCTCACGCTCGAATTTACCAGTGCGAAAGAAGTAGTTCTCGGCTGGATCCTGGTTCAGCAGGTGGTAATAAAGCGGCCGGCCGTCCTTGTTGATCTCGACCCCCATCCGAATCTCGTTGCCGTCAACGCTTGAAAGCTCGTTCATCTGGTCATCAAGCCGACTGCCTTCGTAGAGTTTTAGCGTGAATCCAAACGGGTTTTCGTCCTTGGTGGTCCGAATCTTTCGAATGATGTGCTCGCCGTCCGTGGCCACACCCTCGAGCGCAACCCGCTGAACATCGCACCACGTCATTTTGCCGGTGACGGTGCAGTATTTCTTGGTTCCCCACTTCCACCAGTTCTCGGTAATCGTCTTGCGCGCGAACACGTCAGGCGGACCCGGAAACATTTTGTTTCCTTTGACCAAGTCCGGTTCTTTAGCCCCGCTCTTGAAGTGAATTCCAGCCTCTCCAAGTACGTTCGTCTTGACCATCGAAATAAACTTCGCCGCATAGTCGTTATCGTCCCGCAACTGTCTGGAACGTGCGCGAGAGATGGACAACCCCTGCCGAGCCTGCGAATCCGCGCTGGCGCTCGTGGTCGTCCATGACTGCGTCAGCCGGTTTACGGCGGACATTTGGAAGTTACCCGTTGGCGCCGCGGCACGCTTGCCGGTTCGGACCCACCCAAGCCGCTTTGCCAGTCGTTCGATCAGCGTCATAGATTGAACCTGACAAAGACGTTCTTGCCGGTCCCCTCACCGCGCGCAATGGCTTCGGCTTGTTCCTCCTGGCTCACGAGTGCGGCGTAGTAGTCCCGGAAGTCCAGCAAGTCCTTTATTGGCATCTTATCTACAGACCGGCCGACAGCTTGGAAGACATACCGCTGCTGGTCGGAAGTGGCCCGGCGCTCAATTACCGCGTTGATTGAGTCCAGTGTGCGCCTGGCGTGCGACCTGCCGTCCGTTGGGTCGTATATGTCAGACGGGTTCTGGACTACTTCCATCCGGCCCTGCGCCACAAGCTTACGGTCTGAGGCGCTTGAGACGAAGGCAGACCAGTAGTAAGTGCTGGGAACGTAAGCCGCGGAAGTATCCGGCGAAACATCCACCGAAAACTCATCCCCGTCAGCCGTGGCGACTATGTCTATTTGCCCGCCAGCCTTGTCTGACCGCAGGTAATAAGTGAGTGTCCACTCATCAGCCGGAAAATCGCTAAAGTCCCGCGTCCATTGGAGACGGTCCCCGGCATATACTCTTTGAGGCTCAATTTCCGGAATGCTGAAAGCCATTTCCGGTGTGCGTGCCGTCTTAAATGGTGCACGTCAAGGAGTCGAGCGCGGCGGGAGTCGAACCCGCACGGGCCAGAGCGGCTATCCTTTAGGCCCAGCCATATCCCGCAGCACAGCAGCTTGCGTCTACATTCCGCCACGCGCTCATAACCCACTTCACAAACCCTACCCCACCTATACCCACTTCACAAACCCCACACGGCGCCGCGGTTTCGGCGGTAAGCTCGCCTCCGACGCCGGCTTGAGTATAAAGGTTTTCGGTTCTTTCGGTTCTTCCGGTGGCGGCACGGCCGACTTGCGCAAATTGTCACTGACGGCCTGAAGGTTGACGTTACGCAGTTCAAATGCGGCATGTCCATAAACTCTTAGATCCAATCCCTCGTTGCGCGCGCGTAGTTTTACCCACTGGCGCTTGCCTTTGTTGATGCTGACAGCCTCGGCGGTAAGTTGCTTGAAGTATTCCTCGTCGTAACCGCGGCCAACGCCGAAATGGCAGTAGCCTGGACCTGGGGTCATGATGCTTAGTCGCTCGTAGATGATGGATTTAGCCACGTCGCCGCCAACGGACTGCAACATGATGCCGTTTTTCTGGAGCCGGCCGACTACCAGAGGCGAGCCCAGTTCTGATGAGCCCTTGCACGCGAAGATATACCGGCCCTGGCGGCGCCTGACGAAGTTATAGACCGGCTTCGCAAACGCCTTAGCGTCATGTTGACCACCAGAATCAA